GCCAGGAGCTTCCGCGATCTCGTCGCCAAGGGCGTGGCCACGTCCAAGCCGCAGCACTGGGCGCAGATGCAGATCTACATGCATCTGACCGACCTCACCCGTGCTCTCTACGTGGCCGTGTGCAAGGACACGGACGCGCTGCACGTCGAGCGCGTACGCGCCGACCGTGCGGCTGCGAGCCGACTGCTGGACAGGGCGCGGAAGGTGATCGAAGCGAAACGGCCACCGTCGCGCATCTCGGACGATCCGGCCTGGTGGGAATGCCGGTTCTGCGAGCACCACGCGGTGTGCCACGAAGGCGTGGCCGCGGAATCGAACTGCCGAACCTGCCTGCATTCGACGCCGGTCGAAGGCGGCTGGCACTGCGCCCGCTTCGATCAGGGCATCGACAGTGCCACGCAGCGCGCCGGCTGCGGTAAGCACCTGTTCATCCCCGACCTGATACCCGGGGAGGTGAAGGACGCCGGCGACGATCATGTCGTCTATCGCATGGCTGACGGCACCGAATGGGTGAACGACGCCCGAGGTGGTGCTCCATGCTGAGCCTTCGCCCCTACCAGCAGGCGGCAATCGCAGCGATTTACCAGTACTTCGCCGAAAAGGACGGCCACCCGCTCGTCACGATCCCGACGGCTGGCGGCAAATCGATCGTGCTGGCGTCGTTCATTCAGGGTGTGCTGCAGCAGTGGCCCGACCAGCGCATCCTGGTGGTCACCCATGTGCGGGAGCTGATTGCCCAGAACCACACCGAGATGATGGGCCTGTGGCTCGACGCGCCGGCCGGCATCTACTCGGCCGGGCTCGGCAGGCGCGACATCGGGGCGAGGGTGCTGTTCGCCGGCATCCAGTCGATCCACCGTCGAGCCTACGACGTGCAGCAGTGCGACCTGGTGCTGATCGACGAGGCCCATCTCATCCCGCGGTCCTCTGACACGATGTACCGGCGCTTCCTCGACACGCTCTCGCGCATCAACCCTGGGCTCAAGGTGATCGGGTTCACCGCGACGCCCTACCGGCTCGACAGCGGGCTGTTGCACGAGGGCGAGGACCGGCTGTTCACCGACATCGCCTATGAGGTCTCGATCCGCGACCTGATCGATAACGGCTACCTCTGCCCGCTGGTCAGCAAGATGACCAACCTCAAGCTCGACGTCGGCGGCGTCGGCAGTCGCGGCGGTGAGTTCATTCCCGGGCAGCTGCAAGCTGCCGTCGACCGCGAGTCGATTACCCGTCAGGCGATTGACGAGATCCTGGCTTACGGCGAAGGGCGCCGCTCCTGGCTGGTGTTCTGCTCCGGCGTCGAGCATGCGATCCATGTCGCGGCGGCGCTGTGCGAGCGCGGCGTAAGCTGCGCCACCATCTTCGGTGACACGCCGTCCGCCGAGCGCGACTGCACCATCGCTGCCTTCAAGCGGGGAGAGATCAGGGCGCTCGCCTCGATGGGCGTGCTCACTACCGGCTTCAATGCGCCGACCGTCGACCTCATCGCCATGCTGAGGCCGACCAAGTCGGTCGGGCTGTACGTGCAGATGGCGGGCCGCGGTACGCGGCTCGCGCCCGGCAAGGAGAACTGCCTGGTGCTCGACTTCGCGGGCAACGTCGCCCGGCACGGGCCGATCGATGCCGTGAACCCAGCCAGCCCGGCGGAAGGCGAGGGCCCGGCACCGACCAAGGTCTGCCCGGACTGCGACAGCATTCTGGCCGCTGCCATTCGCCAGTGCCCCGAGTGCGGGCACTTCTTCCCGCCGCCCGAGGTCAAGGTCGCGGCAACTGCCAGCACGCTTGCCATCCTGTCGACGGTGCGGGCGGAGTGGATCGAAGTGTCGGACGTCTCCTACAGGCGTCACGACAAGCCTGGCAAGCCGCCCTCGATGCGCGTCGACTACAGCTGCGGCCTGGTTCGCCACAGCGAATGGATCTGCTTCGAGCACACCGGCTACGCTCGACAGAAGGCAGCGGCCTGGTGGCAGCAGCGCAGTGCGGCGCCGGTGCCGGCGACCGTTGCCGAAGCACTCGACGCGACCGGCAGCTTGGCGACGCCGACCGCCATATTCGTGCGGCCGAGCGGCCGCTTCACCGAGGTCGTCAATCACAGGTTCGATCCATGCAACGCTCCGGCCTCTGCGCCGTCTGCCACCGCGAGCCCCGCGGCTTCGGCTGGTTCGATGCGCGCTATCGCATCAACGACGCCCGGCGCGACACCAGCCGGCGAGAGTTTTGCTCGAGCCATTGCCAGGACCTCTGCCATCGGAGAACCGGCATGATCGACCCGACGCCCAACGAACGCGCCGCGATCCTGCACGGTGCGGAGATGGCTGGCGAGTACCTCGACAGCCTCGGCAGATCCGATTTGGCGCTGCTCAGCGTCGAGGAGTGGCACACGCTGATCGAGGTGATCGTCACCGGCTACTGTGACCACTTGCGGTCTCTTGCCGGACAGGACCGCGGCCGTCTCGCCAGCATGGAGCCCGACGTGCCGCTCTGAACCACCAGCTTTTTCAGGCCGGGGGCGGCGCCTCGCCCGCGCACCTCCCGGCCGCAGTCCCAAAGCGCATTGCACCTGACCCCCGAAAGAGCCCCGAACTTCGAGGTGAGATGCAATGCCTTCCGATCCACAGACCGACCATGAATCCTCAACTGTCGTCGTTGGCGGCACGACCTTCCGCCTGCCATACACCGAGCTGCTGCCGCCGCTCGACGAAAGCGAACTGGCCGCGTTGCGCGACGACATCGCGGCGCGCCAGGCCGTCATTGTGCCGATCGTCATCGACGAGGCGCGCAACGTCATCGACGGCGCTAACAGGCTGCGCATCGCCGCGGGGCTCGGCATCCGTGAGGTACCAGTCGAAGTACGCCTCGGGCTGTCGGCGGCCGAGAAGGAACAACTCGCCGAGGACCTCAACCTGCACCGTCGCCATCTCTGCCGCGAGCAGATGCGGCTGTTCGTCGAGCGGCGCCTGGTGCGGACGCCCGAGCAGAGCAACAACAAGATCGCTGCAGATTTGGGGGTCGACGACAAAACTGTGAGTGTAGTGCGCCGGAACCTTGAACGACGTTCGGAAATTCCGAACGTCACGACCCGGCTCGATACCATAGGCCGTCGGCAGCCAGCCCACCGCCGCGCCGTGGTGCGCGGCGTCGGCCTGCACCAAGCCGGGCGCGTTGCGGACATGGCAGCCGACATCGCCGAGGCGGCGGCGGTCGATCCGCAGCGGCATGGCCGGCTGCTCGACGTCATCAACCGCACCGGCCAGGTCAGCGGCGCCCATCGCAACCTCATGGTCAGCCGCCGGGCCGATGCCATCGCCGCCGAGCCGCCGCCGCTCCCCGAGGGCCGTTTTCGCGTGATCGTCGCCGATCCACCATGGGCCTACGACACCCGCGCCGAGGATCCCTCGCATCGTGCGGCCAATCCCTATCCGCAGATGTCGATCGAGGACATCCGCGCCCTAGCGGTCGCCGGCCGGGCTCACGACGATGCCGTCCTCTGGCTGTGGACCACCAATGGCCACATGCGGGAGGCGTACGGCGTGGTGGAGGCATGGGGCTTCCAGCCCAAGACCATCCTCACCTGGGCCAAGGACCGCATGGGTACCGGCGACTGGCTGCGCGGCCAAACCGAGCATTGCCTGATGGCGGTGCGTGGCCGACCGGTCGTCACCCTGACCAACCAGACGACCCTGCTGCAAGCTCCAATGCGCGAGCACAGCCGCAAGCCCGACGCCTTCTACGTGCTGGTCGAAAGCCTCTGCCCGGCTCCCGACAACGGCCGGCTCGAGCTGTTCGCCCGCGAGACGCGGCCCGGCTGGCTCACCGCCGGCGCCGAGGTCGGGCGGTTCTCGTGATGGAGAGCTTCGTCCAACGCCTGGCCTTCGGTCGCACCGCCGAGGAAACCATCGCCCGCATCCTGCAGCACCGCTACGGCTGCCACGTCGTGCCGGTCTACGACTACAGCGCCGGCGACAAGGCGCCCCGCCTGCAAGGCGCACACGGCGGCTACGTCGTGCCGGACCTCGACGTCTCCAAGAACGGTGACCGCAGCTGGGTCGAGGTCAAGGCCAAGAACAACGCCGGCAGCCGGACCTGGCTGACGGGGCGGGTCGAGCACGGCTTCTCGTGGCGGCTGTTCCAGCAGTACCAGATGGTGCAGCAGATCACCGGCACGCGGGTCTACATCATCATCCTGGAAACGCACACGAATGACATCCTCTATCAGTCCCTCGACCAGCTCGATGCGGTGAAGCGGGTCTACGAGGGCGACAAGATGGATCGTGGCGGGACGGTGTTCTTTCCGCGCGACAGCTTCGAGTTCCTGTGCAACGCCGCGGAGGCTCCCTGATGTCCGCGCCCAGCTTCATGGCGCGGTTTGGTGTGCGGCTGGTGGCCAACGGATACTCGGTCATCCCCATCCAGCCGGGCACCAAAAAGCCGGGCTGCTACCGTGATCGCCAGTGGCGTGACTACCCCGGGTGGACGCGGCATGCCAGCCGAGCCACCACGGATCTGGAGCTGCAGCAGTGGAGCGGCTGGCCCGAGGCCGGCGTCGGCATCGTGGCGGGCAGTGTCGCTGGCATCGACATAGACGTGGCCGACGATGCCGAGCTGGCTCTGCGCATCGACCAATTGGCGCGCGAGCGGCTGGGCGACACACCGGCAGTGCGGATCGGGCGCCCGCCGAAGAGGCTGCTGGTCTATCGCACGGCGGCGCCGTTCAAGGGCCTCAAGCGTCATCCGCTGGAGGTGCTGTGCCTGGGGCAGCAGTTCGTGGCCTACGCCATGCATCCCGGCACGGGCCGTCCCTACGACTGGCCCGAGGAAGGCCTGGCCGATCTGGATATCGGCAGCTTGCCGGCAATCGATGAGGAGCAGGTGCGCGCATTCTTGGATGAGGCTATCGTTCTGCTGCCGCAGGCACTGCGCCCCGCCTCGCTCGCCGAGCCTTCCGGCGCACCCCGCGGCGCGCATGCGCAGCAGGGCACGCCCGAGGCGGTGCAGGCGGCGCTGGCCTTCATTCCCAATGCCGACCTCGACTACGACAGCTGGGTGCGCATCGGCCTGGCGCTCAAGGGAGCCCTCGGCGATGCCGGCGCCGAGCTGTTCGCAGCCTGGTCCGCGCAGTCGGCCAAGGACGTGCCTGCCTTCACGGCAAAGATATGGGCCGGCTTCCGCCCCACCAGCATCGGCGCCGGCACCATCTACCGTCTCGCCATGGAGCGCGGCTGGAAGCCGGCCCCGGCGATCGAGCTCGACGGCTCCGCGCCGCGCGACGTCGTGCACCCGGCGGCCGGCATGCTGGCGAAGATCGAAAGTGCCCGGCCTATCGAAGTCTCCCGTTCAGAGCCAGCCAGCTTCAACCTCGTCCTTCCCGATGGACTCGTGGGGGATCTCGCTCGCTACATGACCACCACCGCTCGCCGCGCGCAGCCTCTGCTCTCGCTGGGCGCCAGCCTCTGTGCCGTAGGCGCCGTGATGGGCAGGAAGTACCGCACCGAGAGCAACCTACGGAGCAACCTCTACATCGTCGGCGTCGCTGATTCCGGCTCGGGCAAAAATCACAGCCGCGAGGTGATCAACGACGTCTTCCTCGCAGCTGGCCTCGTCGATCATCTCGGCGGCAACAAGATCGCTTCAGGCTCTGGCCTGCTCACCGCAGTGCACCGGCAGCCGGCGATCCTGTTCCAGATCGACGAGTTCGGCATGTTCCTGTCGGCGGCGGCCGACAGGCGGCGCAGTCCGCAGCACATCACCGCCATTCTCGACAACATGACCGAGCTCTACACCGCAGCAGGCGGTATCTTCCTTGGCGCCGAATACGCCAACCGCGACGGCCACAACGACCGCCGCGACATCAATCAGCCTTGCTTGTGCGTCTATGGCACGACGACGCCAAAGCGCTTCTGGGACGCCCTGCAAGGAGCCAACGTCCTTGACGGGTCGCTCGCCCGGTTCATCATCCTGCCCACCGAGGACGACTATCCGGATGAGAACCAGGACTCCGGGATCCGGACACTACCCGCTGCCCTTGTCGGCAAGCTTCGGCTCGTGGCCGACGGCGGTGGCGGTCAGACGGGCAACCTGGTCGGCAGGACGGCCGGACCGGAAACCGCGGTCGACCCCATGATCGTGCCCATGCAGCCTGGCGCGAAGGACGCTTTCCGCGCGCTCGGAGCGGAGATCACCAGGGAATTGCGCGAAGCCCGAGGCACGGCCTTCACCGCCATCCTCGCCCGGATTGGCGAGAACGCCCAGAAGCTGGCGCTGGTCCGCGCCGTCGGCATCGATCCCGTGGCGCCCGTCATCAGCGGCGGCGATGCCGATTGGGCCATCGGACTGGTCCGGCACTTCGCGCTGTGCACGATCACCGCCGTGGAGCGACACGTCGCCGACAACGAAACCGAGCGCAATCACAAGCGCGTCCTCGAAATCATCCGCAGTTCCGGCGACGACGGCCTAGGCAAGAGCGAGCTCATTCGGCGCACCCAGTTCGTCGACAAGCGCCAGCGCGACGAGATCCTGTTTACCCTGCAGGAGGCCGGCTTGGTGACGATGGCAATGCGATCCACGCCGACCAAGCCCGGACTCTCCTACCGCGCAGCGGAGCCAAGGCGATGATCGGGGAATCTTCAACGCGCAAAGAGATACCTCAAGCCGCATAGGCGCTGCCAACTGCTTGATATCGAAGGAGAAGTTGAATTCCTCAAATTGTTCAATTCTTCAAGGGGGGTCAGGGGGGAATGGGGAGGGGTAGG